ATGATGATTGACGATTATAGCCGGGATCGCATGACCCTTATGAATTTTGATAATAAAGAAGAACAATATGTTAATCCGGTCGACCAAATCGAAGGTGAAAGCATCATTAGAGAAAACCAATATCGCGATGTCAAATTCGAAGATTTTCTTAGTGCAGAAGATATTGAGTATATTGATTCAGTAAAAAATAAGGGAAACTTTGCGTTTGAGCAAGATGACCGCATTAAGCAAATTCTTGACGATGGTATGAAAAAGAAATATTCCATATCAGATGAAGATTACACATTTGATAAAAGAAAAGAACTTATTATGCAAATATTAGAAAATAACGCCGATAAAGAACGCGCTCAATTGTCTGATAATAAGATAAAAATGCAACAAATGATGGATGGTACCTACGATCCTAATGCTCTTTCACCTGCTGCTAGTATCGCTGCTGGTCCAAAAGAAGTTAATATACCAAAGAGCGCAGCAAGTGTGCAAAGTATAATTTCGAAATTTGTGCAAAGAGGAAAAGAAGGCATTGTTAATATGTTCCGTAATACCCTTGGTGCTGGTAAATCAGAAGGAATAACTCCAGTAATACCTCAGTTAAAAGATAAAAATTTACAAAATATAGTTAATGATTTATCTCCTGAAGAGCGGGAAAAAATCCTTCAAGGAGTTCCTGCATCTAATTTGATATCGTCTGAAGAACGCGAAGTAATAGCTCAAAAGTTGGCACGATCTCAAAGTAGTACAGGAAGACGCAGTGCCTTTAAGAAATTTGATAGGATCGCTAAAACCCAGATAGAGAAAATTCCAGTATCTAAATCACCTATGACAACTGGAGCTGAACTTACTATGGCTCAAACCGAAAATGCTAATCTCAAAGCAGAAGCAGCTACAGAAAGTAGTGCACCGGTTATTGCACCAAGCACAATAAACAATTCTAAATCTTCAGTATCTAATGTTACGGTGGCAGCACCACCACACATCGATAAAACCCAAGTGTTATTTAGTACACCTAATTTAGCATGGTAAAAAAAGAGGGGAGCGGCACCGAACCACTCCCCTCTACTTATTCTAAATCAGAGATGCCTAACCTTGTTGGGCTAGCTTGGCAAAATAGTCAAGTGTATCACCATCATCTTCTGTATCTAGGCTTACGTTAGTATCTTCCTGAGGAGCAGCTGCAACGGCTGCAGGTGCATCAACTACTGGTGGAAGTGTCTCGTTAAGCTCGACTTGTGTATCTGTCGAAAAGGTATCTGCAACAGATTCTTCACCAAGAACCTCGTACAACTTTTTCTTCAAATCAGCATAAGACTTATAGTTGCTTTCGCTGACGAATTCATTCAAACTATGAAGAGAGTTATAAACCGATTCAAGTTTTCCTTCGTCTCCGTTAAATAGCTCGGTTTGTGCTTCGAACTCAGACTTATCGTAGTTACGATAACCTTCAAAATTCCGAATCTTTAGTTTGAAATTAGCACCACCCCAAAAATCAAATGGGTTAACTGGTGTTTCATCTTGGAACTGTGGTTGCATAATATCCATAATCTTGTCCATGATCTTTTTGCCATACTTATAAAGGAAAACTTTACCTTCATTTTCAGGATTAGCAGAGTCAGAGACAACAAGAATATTTGAGACGTGGTGAAGGCGACGCTTACGCATACGAGCAAGCTCTTTATCTTCTTCACGACCAGTATTCCACAGTTGTGTATTCATCTCACTTACTGGATCAGTTTGACCAATTGATGTAAGAGAGTTTTCGATATACCAACGACCTGTTGGGCCTTTAAATCCATGATCCCAATATTTGATCCATGGAAGGTCTTCACCTTCAGGTGCTGGCAAGAAGCGAATAACAGCATAGCCATTACCTGCTTTATCTACGGTTGGTGTCCAGAAGCGATCATCTCCATAAGACTTCTTTTCAGTGTCTTTAGAAGCTGCGTTAATTAGCTTATCGATTGCTGCTGCACGGTTTTGTTTTAGGTTTGCGAATGACATAGTATTTACAGTATATTATTATTATTTTATTGCGGTGTATTATTAATACCGACAAATTCTATATTATATTGATTAGGCTTGTCTGTAAATAGCAAAATGAGTCTTTCGCGATATTTGCTTTCACTTGCGTTAATCATTGGAATAAGGAATTGTTGGTATTTGCTTAGTATAAGAAGCGATGATTTTGTAATACCAAGTGGATCACGCAATTGGCGCTTCAGGCTTTTGATAAAACCTACAAAATGATCTATAATCACGAGAGTATCAGCTGATACCTTTTGACTCATATAAAGATTAAGTAGGAGATTATCGGATTTGGTAGAGTTTGGTTTACATACTCCATCAAAGTCGAGGTTATATTTATACGCTTGTTCTCGTATAAGTTTAACTTCATTTTGAAAATTATAGTAAAGTGCTTGACGATATGAATCGCGTTTTGCATGAATATCATGATCCATTTCCCCGATCCATTCTTTTTCTGACATGATGTTATCAACGAAGAATAGCTTTAGATCTGAATCTTTTGGATATTTCCTTGCAATTTTATCAAAGAAATAACGATCTCTTCGCTTTTCAAATGAAGACTGTTTTATATTTGCCTTAAAGTTGTATTTAAATGCATCATACTTTTCTTGAGAGAAGTGAAGCTTAATAGAACTGTATAGACAATATGCTTGATATCCGTTCATTTAAAAAGAGTAGCAGTAGTTCTTTTAATAATATTACGATTCATAGCTTCTGCTTCAAGCTTAACTTTTAATGGACCTCTCACGAGTTTTGCCATATCTTCAGGATCAATCATTCGTTGTTCGCATAAATGGCAAATCGCTTCTGCATATGACATATTGTCTTTATGAACGAGCATTTCTGCCTGAAGCGTTAGCTCTTCTCGAGTCATTGAGTTTTTGATTTGTATCTTTTTTGCCATTATACTACTTTAAGAATGAGGGTTTGATCATTGATTCGACCGTTTGCTGGTTTACGCTTAGTCTTAAGTTCATCAATAATCTTTTGACTTTGCTTTTCTGTTTTTGTCACAATAGCGTTAAGAACCTCATTTGGTTTACGGAGTGTCATACTATAACTCTGACTCTCATCGAAGTTCTTAAGTGTAGAACCTTTAACGACAATTCCTTCTGTTGATTCACATGTATAGACCGTTAACTTTCGGTATTTAATATTGAAAGTATAGACTTTTCTTGCACCAGGAATTCGGACCGGGGTTGCAGATGTAACTGCATATTCGTCAGATTCGCTCAAATACTTTAGAGCTTTAACCTGTTTCTCTGCAGATTGCACCTTCTTCTTCCGCGGTTTACGAGCATTAGTGTGCGTAGCTTTGTACTTATCAAGCTGAGAGAGCATCTTATCAAGCTCTTTAATTCGATTACGAATACCAGCCTTTGAGAGATATGAATAACCTTCTACGCTGTCTGGGTCACCTTCAATGGCGCCATTTAATTCATCTCGCTGACGTATTAACCACTCATTGACATACTTTAATCCAGCAGATGGAATTGCATTTGTTTTAAGCGATGCGTATAGATTAATTCCGTATACTTTCGTTTCAGAATTAATCCAATCATCGAGCATCCAATCTAGATCGCGACACACCGTTGTAATTACCTTATTTCGTAGCCTTTCAATAGGACTGATATTTGTCTTTGGCTTTTGAGGCTCATTAGTCGCATCTTCTTCAATAGTAACGATTGGCTGAGTATTTTGGCTGAGAAGACTATCGATCTCTTTCTTTACATGCTCATAGTCATTATGAGGTTTAGCTCCAGAATAACCCTCTTTATCTTTATAGTAATCCATACATCCATCACATGTAGGTGCCATACCGTTGTTCATAGCTCGACACAATTTAGATGTGGTTACAGAAGGTTGTGTATCTCGAAGGCTCTTAATGATCTTAATCTGATCTTTATTATAGCCGTTCTTTTTCATCCACTCAAGAGCAAATACTTTAAGATCTTTAGCACTTAAGTAATAGTTATAGAATCCAAACATGCGATTCCGATTTTTCATAAACTTAATAGGATCCCAGTTTTCACATCCATCCCATTGAGGTTCTTCGCCAGTATATTTCGAATCGTTGGCTATAACACGATTATATTTATCAAGTACTTTTGCCATAATTATTATTCGCTTAGATCTACGTATGAATCAGCATTGTATTTCGTCATCAGTTCAAATTCATCTTGAATATCGTATGAACTTGCTTCTTTTGGCGCAAAGTCAACATAATCTTCTGCAAACTTTGGTTTAGTCTTAGCGATCCGCCCTCGAGCAGGTAAACCTTTACGTTGGCGATCAAGACGGCGAGCTGTCTTTTTAATAAACGCGAGTCTCTGTTTTTCAGTCATAATCTAATAATATAATAATTGTAATGAGATGTAAATAAAAATTTTACGGGCAACAGCCTCGAGGTGTAGAAATATACCGTTTTACCGTTTTCCAATAGCCTTCACGAATGACATATCGATTTCCATATACATCATAGTTATATACAGGTCTTACCCACACCTTATCATAAATAACAGTCGTTTGGCTGCATGAATGACGCGGTGTATATACTCTACGTGGGTGATGAATCGGCTGATGACCGCGATTAAGAATTCCATTCGTAATTCCACTTACAGCTCCGATCAAAGCTCCAGTTTCGCTGTCTCCGCTTCCAGTGTTATTACCAATAACTCCTCCAATAATTCCGCCGATAATTCCATCGCGGATAGCTCCATCAATATGATGATTAGCGTATGTAGATGATGCAATTAATGCTGCACCAATTAGTGTAATGATTAGTTTCTTCATAGCTGTATTATTTATAAAAGATGTGTTTACCTATCTTGGTTGTCTTCTTCATACTCGAAGCCCAATAGGGTGTTGTGATATAATCGGCATGGTAATGATCTGCGCCATTTGTATAATTTGTGATATATCGAGAAGTCACAATCTTCATCGCCTTACTCCATCGAGGGTGCATTCGTGCCTTTGCGATATTACTGTTTATTGCCTTTCCATTCCAACAAGAGAATTGCCAACGTTGAAGACAGACTTCGGCTTTTGACTTCTTTCGTTTGATTGATCGATTATGAATCACTTCATGTACCGCCTCCATCGCACCAAGAGAATATTCACCTCCAGCCTCAAGAATGAGAGTCGTGGCAATGATCTCTTCGTCAGTATGAAGAGCAAATGCCGTGCTAATAAGAGTTAAGAATAATATTAAGTATTTCATAGTATGCTACTTTTCTCCTTTTAGCGCAATTGTGTTACCATAAAGGTTTCGTTGCGTTACAATTTTAACGTTCTTCCACCCCCGCTTTTTAAAGTCATCAATCGTGCCTTTAAGTTCTTTAAGGAAAGCATCAGCATGCATGCCGTTCTTATACCGTTCCGTTTTACCAAATATGTGAGTTATGTTTTCTGTGCGTTTCATACTACTATTATAAGAGGGTTCCCATTAAGACCAGCTCAGCTCTTTTGCAGCTTTTCCTGGCAGATATCCAATCTGACTACCTTCTGCTAGGTATACGACGTTCTGTACGTGAACGATCGTTTCATCGATCGAGTATTCGAATGGATATTGAGGCTGTGCTGCCCATCTGACCTCAGCATCTCCGCCGACGGTCTCTTTAAGATATTCAAGTTCTTCGATAAGTTGCGTTATATTCATGTTACTATTATATCAGAGTTCCAGTTAGCGGATGTTGCAGAAGTCAGTCAAGCGTTCAAGCTTTTCGAAAACATTCTCTTTAGTTTCAATGACTGTGTATTCACCTCTTGCCATGTACTCAATGCTCTTACCTTCTTTTCCGTGATCGAAGATACGCTCTATAGAGTTAGCTCGGATTGTGACGTTAACGCCGTCGATGTTTTTGATGGTGATGTATGTTGTATTTTTCATGCTATTATTATATCAATGTTCCTAAAAACTTTCAATGCAGCTCACCGCATCGTCGACATGCTCTGCATAGTCTTTGATCTCTGCGATCAATGCCTTCTTGATATTCTCCACAATGATAGTAACTTCTTCTTTTTTAAGCTCCCATACAGTGTCAGATGGCTTCCAGTCATAGCACTCGGCTTCAATGATTTCTTGTATTTTACTCATACTATTATTATTTTAAATCTTCTATTAGTTGGTTACAGTATTAATTATACCACAAAATCACCAGGTGTACACCGGTTTTATCTTATTGATAGGCAACGACTTATGAAATTTTTAAAAAATACTCTCAAAAAATTAAAAAATTGTTGAACATGTTGTTAAACTAGATTATTAAAGGGGATAAGCGATTTCATATATTATTATACCACAACATCTTATGGGTGTAAACCGTATAAATACCTCTTATGGCAAATGTCACAAAACCGCTATCAGGATCTGATACATTTCAACAATTTTCGCATACATTGTATGATTGGGTTGGACAATTGATTCTCGATCCAACAAAAGAAGAAGAATTGGTGGGATTTGAGGTTATATCTAATCCGATACCAGCAAGTGAAGGGGAAGTCAATGTAACTCCTTCATTCAATGATGTCTTAGATAATAGTACATATAGTGGAGCATATACCGCAACGTCAATAGCATTTAAGGGAATATACCAAAACCAAACCGAATTCGAAAATGAATATCAAAATGTATTGAACGGTATGGCATATTATGACATAGATCTAGATGAAGGGAGAGTTTACTATAGCGCATCATATCATACTATCTCATATACTAACATACAATTCTCTACTGCATATAATGGAAAATTCGGTGCTGGCTTATTTCCAAATACATCTATATCTTGGAAAAATATTATCACGAATGAAAAATTCAGTAAAAAGGGATGGCCACCTCCCAATGATCCGATGACACGATTTATTTTTGCGATAAATGTTGATCCTGGCACATTTAAAGGACGAGACATTAAAATACGGTATGATGTCAAAATAACAGAGGACGGCGAAGATCCAGCATTCAGATCTGATGTATATACATATACAAAGCAGATTCAAAATACTATGAGCATAAAAATTAGTGATGCTCTTAAAGAATTTTTTGATAAGTTTCCGCCAATGGACTATACAACAGGAGAAATTATAGAAGATGCCAGCAGCGCATAGACATATGCCAGACAAATGTACTGGCCACGGATGTTATCCTGGTCGACCTACTTCAGGAGGGTCGGGTAATGTATTTATTAATGGAGCTCCGGCACATCGTGTAGGTGATCCGTATGAAAGCCATGGATGTGGTGTTTGTCCTCCCCATGGTGGTGTTGGTTCAGTTGGTTCTGGATCAGTGTTTACTAATTATAAGCCACAAAGACGCGTTGGTGATGCAGTATCATGCGGCGGAGCAGCTGCTACCGGTTCTTCAAACGTTTTTGTAGGAGGTTAACCTCTTCTCTTGAGAGCAACATAAAGGAAAGCCAAGAATCCTGCAATCAAAGCATAAGAACTTTGCTCTGGTACATAAGTTTGCTGTAACTTAATGTTGTCTAACTGAATCAAAGCTGGACCAGTATAAGCTTGAGGAATATTCTGAACAAAGGACATTGTAACATCAGAACCAACTATGTTCTGAAAGTTGATTCCAACATTTTGAAAACCACTATCAAGAACCTTTGTGTTTCCAATAGCATTGAATAGATCTTGGCTCAATAATGTTTCTTGAGTGTTGTTATCTGTGATAACTACCTTGATCGTACGATCCTCAATGACTTCGTATCCACTTTGATTTGCATACGTTTGTAAATCCCAACCTGCTCGTACATCAAACGAAACCGCGGTTGTATATTCATCAATGATTC